TTGTAAATGGGATACGATAATCCCTTTTGAGCCGTTATGGTAGCAATACGAGCGAATCATTAAAGATAACGGGGCGATTGTTTTAACTGCTTCACAACCATTCTCAAGTTTTCTAATAACATCTAACATTAAGATGTTTAAGTATTGTTGGGTTTGGGACAAGAAAAAAGGTGGGAACATTTTTAACGCCAAATACCAACCGATGAAAGTACATGAAGATGTGTGTGTTTTTAGTAAAAGTAGCGCGTTATATAATCCACAAATGGTTGAGAGGGAAAAACCTAAACGTTCAAAAAATTACGGAACAGGCGAAGCATTCGGCGGCAACAGAACGCCAGAAGAAACAGTTCGCACATATACGCACACGTACCCGAAAAGTATCTTAGAATTTTTTAATGCAGTACAAAAAGGGAAAGTGCATCCTACTCAAAAACCGGTAGCGCTATTCGAGTATTTAATCAAAACTTACACCAATGAGGGTGAAACAGTTTTAGATAATTGCATGGGTTCCGGCACAACCGCAATCGCCTGTATCAACACCAACCGCAACTACATAGGGTTTGAACTGGACAAGCACTACTGCGACATAGCAAAAGAGCGCATACAGAAAGCCCTTGCCGAAAAGGAGGTGGGCGAATGAAACACTTACTAAACATTTGCAACATTAACGGCGCGGAGGTTGAGCCGTTTCCGATAGCGGTTACAAGGTATCATTTTAAGGAGGCACACAATGGCTGAACTAACACGCTCCTGCGAAAATTGCGGAAACACCAGATGCTCAAATAGCTTTGTAGCGTTTTGGTGGGACGAATGCGTTGAATCAAACTTTGAAAAACACTGGATACCGCGATGTGATATGCTCCCGCCACTTCAAGACGGAGAGGATATAGAAGATTTGGTGCGGCAGATAGAGAGGCTTAAAAGCTATGAAGGTTAAAAAGATAATTCCATGTATCTGCGCCGACCACGAAGCAACAACGGCAGACAGCGTATTTTACGGTATGCCGAGGCTGTATGTGCACGATTGCTCAAAGGGGCAGCGATACAGCGCATATTGCCCCGAATGTGGGCGAGGCAGTAATTATGATGATTGCAAAAGCGCGTACCTTGCACTGAAAAAGTGGAACGAAATGCAGACCAATTTGAGAATGCCATTATTTGGAGGTGGATTAAATGGCAAATGAAATTCTTTACCAGTGCAGCAATTGCGGCAAGATCGAACGGACCCGCGCTGCATTAGGCGTTCCCGATGGTATGTTCTACGCAGGATACCGCGCTCACGGCGATGTGCTATACTGCCCTGATTGCGTCAAAACGTGGAAAGAGTGCAACGGTATGGAATATGACGAGCAGTACAAAGACCCGCCTCATCTGTTCGCTATGTGGTGGAATAAGCAGGTGCAGACGCAGATAACTGACAAGAGCAAAATCAAGACGTATCGCCGCAATTGCATAGGCGATTATGTGGAGGAGAAATAATGGCTGAAAATAACACGCAAAACCATCCTTGGAAAGGACGGAACATGAACGAACTGACGGATGAACAGCTTTATGCAATCGCATTAGAAAAGCGCAAGAACGGCAATGGCACGACGAGAGCGTATGCGGCACAGCGTGAACTTGCGAAACGATATGGAACGATCAAGCGGCACAGCAGCCGCGCAGACGGTAGCACAAAGCGTTTTTCGTACAACGAAGATTACATGGCATTTGAAACAGATAACCGTTGAATCAATCACGGAAACGTGATATACTACCATCACAGCGACGGCTCAAAGAGCCGGAAAAACACAGCCGCGATGTTCTCCGTTGATGGAGTTTTGTAGCGGCAATAAGGGCGTGATAAGGTATCGACGCGAATTAAAGCCAAAGCGCAGTTCGCGGAAACGGGTTCAACTCCCGTCGCGTCCACCACTGGGTTTGCCGTGTTGCACTAAGCGCTTAGTGATCCCCATAAAAAAACGGCAGGAGCATCACGACTAGGTGGTGCTCTTTTTCTTGCTTCTTGACTTTAGCGCATTAAAGTGATAAAATGCAGTAGAGAGAATATAGATTGAGGTGACATTATGCCAGCGGGACAACCGAAGCGTTTTGAAAGCGGAGAACAGCTTATCGCGCTGTGGTATGAGTTCTGTGCTGAAATCGTAGAAGATGGATATAAGATTGCGCCGACGTTCACGGAGTTCGGAAAATGGCTTGCTGTGGCTCTTGACGAGACCGACAGGAAGACTTTATACAATGCGCTATACAAATACTTCCCCGAAGTAAAAGCAACCGTAGAGGGCACGAGAGCGGACGTAGTGGCACAGGGAACAATGCTCGGAAAGTATCAGCCGTCTATGAGCATCTTCGCGCTAAAGAACTGGTGCGGATGGACTGACAGGATGGAAACGCAGAATGAGAATCGAAATTATGATATGGGCGTTGTGGAGCAGATTGAAGAAGCGGTACTCGAAAAATGACACGCGAAGAAGCGGTAACGTTTCTGATCGAAAAGCCGTATAAGTTCGGTCACCTTGTGGGATTCACAAAGCTCACAGAGATGCACAACGCATGGATCATCGACATGGTGCGCGGAACTGATGACAGGACGCTACAGGCGCACAGATCGAGCTACAAGACAACGTGCGTATCAATCGCGCTTTCGTTGATCGTCGTGCTGCTGCCGAAGATGCGGACGATGTTCATGCGCAAGACCGACGCGGATATTAAAGAGATCATCCGGCAGGTGCGCAAGATTCTGGAAAGCCAGCAGATGCAGTATTTTGTACAGACCATCTACGGGGTTCGGTTGCAGCTCACATCTGCAAACGTGAACGAGTTGAGTACGAATCTCACGAACGATCCGAGAGGTACACCACAGCTTACAGGGCTTGGCACGGGCGGCTCGCTCACCGGTAAACACTACGACAGAATATTTACTGACGATATTGTGAACGTTCAAGACCGTGTGAGCAAGGCAGAGCGCGACAGGACAAAGATCATCTATCAGGAATTGCGCAACATCGTCAACAGAGGTGGGCGCATTTACAATACGGGTACGCCGTGGCATGTGGATGATGCGTTCTCGCTCATGCCGGAAGCGCAGAAGTTCGATTGTTATTCAACAGGACTGATTGCGCCGGATATGCTGGACACGATCAAACAGAGCATGACCGCAAGCCTATTCGCGGCAAACTATGAACTGCGGCACATCGCGTCCGAGGATGTTATATTTGCGAATCCGCAGATTGACGGAGATCCGGCGATGGTTGAGCAGGGTGATTGCCAGGTTGACGCGGCCTACGGTGGCGATGATTACACGGCATTTACAATCTGCAATAAGGTCAACGGAAAGTATTACGTCTTGGGTAAACTGTGGCGCAAACACGTTGATGACTGCACCGATGCTATCATAGCGTTAAGGACGCAATACAACGCTGGACGAATCTACTGCGAGACTAACGGAGACAAAGGGTATTTAGGCAAGGAGCTGCGACGCAAGAATGAGCGCGTTATCATGTACCATGAGGACATGAACAAATACCTCAAGATCACAAGCTATCTAAAGGGCGCGTGGCAGAATGTTATATTCGTTGCCGGAACTGACAAGGAGTACATCAATCAAGTATGCGACTACAACGAGAGCGCCGACCACGATGACGCGCCGGACAGCCTGGCATCAATCATCCGAAAGAAATACTTCTCGAAAGGGGCAAACGCGTGATTACCTACCAAGAGTTTATAGCGACATACAAAAACGGGTTACCTACACCGGCAGGCGTTGAAGCAGTTGTCAATGATCACAAGGCCAGCGATGCTTACAAACTCGCTCTGATTGCTGACGATTACGACCGACAAAAGAACACCACGATCATGGCATTTGAAAAGATGATTCACACCATGACTGGCGCATCTATGGTTGATCCGTATGCCGCGAATCACAAGATACCGTCAAACATGTTCCGCAGACTGAACACGCAGCGCAACCAGTACAGCTTAGGCAATGGCGTGACGTTTAAGGACGAAGCGACAAAGGATAAGTTTGGTGCGGACTTCGACACGGAGCTGCAGAAGATTGGATATGCCGCGTTGATTCACGGGTGCGCGTTTGGATTCTGGAACCTCGACAAGGTGAAGTGTTTCCGGTTGACGGAGTTTGCGCCCATGTACGACGAGGAAACGGGCGCATTACGCGCTGGTGTGCGATTCTGGCAGCTTACAGACAAACACCCGATAAATCTATGGCTTTACACCGAAGATGGCTATATGCGCTTCTCTGGCGTTTCTGGCAAGGTCGTGGCGAAAGACGAAAAGTTTGTCCCGTACAAGATCAAGGTTAAAAAGACGCAAGCAGACGGAGAGGAAATTATGGATGGTGAAAACTATCCGTCTTTTCCTATCGTTCCGTTATGGGGTAGCGAACTAAAGCAATCAACGCTTGTTGGTATGCGCGAGGGTATCGACGCTTACGACCTTATCCGTAGTGGTCTTGCGAACGACCTCACGGAATCAGCGTTCATCTATTGGCTCGTTAATAATGCGCAGGGCATGAACGATCTCGACAAGAGCGAGCTTCTTGATAAACTTCGGAAGTCGCACATGGCTGTTACTGAGGGCGATGGCAGCGGATCGGGAACGACCATCACGCCGTTCGTGCAGGACGTTCCGCACGAAGCACGAACCGCATATCTCGACAGAGTCAAGGCGGGGCTGTATGAGGACTTCGGCGGTCTTGACGTTCACACCATCGCGGCTGGTGCGACAAATGACCACATCGACGCTGCATATCAGCCGCTTGACGAGAATGCTGACGATTACGAATATCAGGTGATCGAGTTTGTGCAGGCGGTTGCCGCGCTGAACGGAATCCCGAAGCAGGACGCAACGCCGATATTCAAGCGCAACCGAATCTCTAACCAGTTGGAGCAGACGCAAATGGTGCTTGCGGCGGCACCGTATCTGGACGAAGAAACCGTTATCAAGCATCTGCCGTTTATCTCGGTGGACGAGCAAGCGGAGATCATGAAGCGCAAGGCGAATGAGGACGTTGCGCGGTATAAGGCGATGGAAGAAGAACTCGCAGAGCAGGAACAGGCGCAACAGCAGGAACAGGCCGTCCCGCCGCAGGGTGAATAATGGCAGACTACGCACATGAATTGACTGACCGCGAACTAACCGCCCTAGAAAAGAAAATAGCGGCGGCATACGAACGCGCAAAGGACAAGGTGCAGGAACGCGCTGACAAGTTCTTCTCGGAGTTCCAGAAAGACGCTGAGAAGCTCTACAAGGCGATTGAGGACGCAACCGATGCAACTTCTAAGGCGGCAGCGGAAAAAGCCTACAAGGACTTCGTATGGCGAAAGACGATAGCGGGAAAGAACATAACGGACTTACGTGATAAGCTCGCCGCAGACATGACCGCGATCAACCAAAGAAGCGCGGCGCTGATCGGGCAGAAAATGAATGGCGTGTTCTCGCTGAACCATAACTTCGCGGCGTACACGTTAGAGCACGATCTCGGACTGAATCTGCAATTTACGTTGTACGACGAGTTCACGGTTGCGCGATTGCTGAAAGAAGACCCGAAGCTGTTGCCGAAACCAAAGATCGACATTGCGCTCGACAAGAAGTGGAACGCGCAGAAGATCACAAGCGAGATCACGCAAGGCATACTCACGGGCGAATCGATCCCAAAGATTGCAAGCCGCTTACAGAACGTCACTGACATGAACCGCAACAGCGCAATCCGCAACGCGAGGACGGCGATCACAGGCGCAGAGAACGCAGGGCGCGTTGAATCGTATCACTACGCGGAAAGCATCGGAATCACTCTGAAAAAAGAATGGCTTGCAACGTTGGACGATAGAACCAGAGACGAACACCGCGCACTCGACGGACAGCGCGTTGATATCGATGAACCGTTCAAGGTAGACGGTGCAGAGATCATGTTCCCGGGCGATCCTAACGCGGAAGGGTATCTCGTTTACGGGTGCAGATGTACGCTTGTCTCTGCGGTTGAAGGCGTGAAAGACCTCGATCCAGTTTACCGACGTGACAATATCAGCGGAGAGTTGATTGAGGATCTGTCATATAAAGAGTGGGCTGATGCAAAGAGCGAAGATGCTGAAAATATTATAGATCAAGAGTTGCTCGATCCAAGACGCATTGAGCCAGTGAATCCGATTACGGACGAAGATAAAATGAATGCTCTCGCGTGGGATTTTCACGAAAACGGATATGACGGCAGACCGATACTTGTTGTTGATAATGGTGATGGTAGCTATCAGGCATTAACAGGAAGTCACAGAATTGAAGCGGCAAAAGAAGCTAATATCGAGATTCCTTCAAAGGTTGTTCCGTATAGCGATGATATTGCTCCTCTGCTTGAAGCAAAAAGCGATGAAGAAAGAGCTGAAATTGCAGCTCAATTATTTAAGGACGAAAAGGTTGACGCAGACGTTCTCGCCTTGCTTACGAAAGAAGATCAAATGAACATCGCATCTGCGGCAGAACAAATAGCGGACGCAAAAAATAAAGCGAAAAAATGGGTGTCTTACAAGGAAGAACTCAGTGAATCAGAACGCATTGCCGAAGCAATTGCCGAAGAACAAAGAAAAATCGAAGCAGCGGCTGAACTTGCCGCGCGTTTGGAATCAGACGATATGCTGACATACAAATCGTTTATGTCCGAGATGGAATCGAAATATCCAGACGGAATATGGGGCGGGATGACCGGAGACGAGATGGAAAAACTTAACGCGCTTGAGAGAATGGCATACAAGGGATTTTAAGGAGGCGGCGAAACGTGGCTAGCGTTAAGGTAACAGACAACAGCAAGAATGTAAAATCGGCATACGACCAAGCGCGCGAACGCTCGCTTGAAATCATAGGGATAACCGCAGAGGGTTACGCAAAGAAAACCGTACCAACGAGACATGGGCGATTAAAGAACAGCATCACGCACAAGGTCGAGGGCAAAGACGTTCTAATTGGTACGAATGTTAAGTACGCCCCGTATGTGGAATTCGGCACGGGCATATATGCTGAGGGCGGCAATGGAAGAAATACGCCGTGGGTTTATAAGGACGAGGACGGATTTCACTGGACGCGCGGAATGCGACCTCGACCGTTCCTGCGACCAGCCGCAACAGAACACGCGAACACATACAAACAGATCGTTCTGGACGAGTTTGCAAAAATCCGCTCTTGACTTTTCCGCTTTAGTGTGGTAAAGTGTTACCAGAATCATGGCGCAAGTACGCGCTCTGAAATAAAACAGACGAATGGCAAGTACGCCACCGATGAAAAGGAGTTTGTCAAGTCATGGCTGGACTAACCAGGAAACTTATTAAAGACGCGGCAAAAGATGCAGGCGTTGAAATCCCGAACGAGATGGTTGACGCTATCATCAATGCGCACGTCGAAAGTCGCGACGCGGCGGTAGAAGCAGCTACCAAACCGCTGAATGAACAGCTCGAAGCCGAGAAAGGCAAGAGCGGAACAGACGAGTTTAAAACCAAGTGGGAGCAGGAACACGAAGCGTTTGAGAAGTTTAAGGGCGAAGTCGAAGCCGAGAAGCTGAACGGCAAGAAGCAGAGCGAGATCAAAGCGCTGCTGAAAGAGCTGAACATTAGCGAGAAGCGGCACGATATCGTAATGAAATCTCTCGCGCCAGACCTCGGAAAGATCGAGCTGGACAAAGACGGCAAGATTAAGGATGTGGACGCGCTCAAAAAGTCGCTGACTGCGGATTGGGCGGACTTCATCGAAACTACCGAGACAAAGGGAACTCCCACGCCGACACCGCCTGCCGGACAGACCACGCCGCTAGGCGACCTGCAAGCGCAATACGACGCGGCCATTAAAAATGGTCGAACGGTCGAGGCGGTTGCGGCAAAGAACAAGATGTTTGAATTGCAAAAGGAGCTAAAACGAAATGGCTAATGAAGCGACCGGCACCCTTTGGGGGTTGCCAAATTATACCGGCGAACTGTTCACCGCTGACATGGTGGCTACTCCGTTTCTGTCCATGATCGGCGGTCTCACCGGCGGTCAGATGACGGCAAACTTTGAGTTTGTCACCGACAGCGAATACGCGCACGAAGCACTCGTACAGGAGACCATCACGGAAACTGAATCCGTGGCTGGCGTTGCGCCCGTGAACTACACGCGCGACCAGAGCAAGAACGTCACGCAGATTTTCCAAGAGGCTGTCCTGCTCACCTACGTGAAGCAGTCGAATCAGGGCAGGCTGTCTGGTATCAACACCGCTGGCGCGACCAACGGCGTACCCACTGAAAAGGACTGGCAGATTGCCAAGCACATCGAATCCATCGCCCGGAAGGTTGAGTGGCATTTCCTGCAGGGGACTTATGCCATTGCGGGCAACTCTGGACAGTCCAACCAGACGCGCGGTCTGATTGCGGCGGCGGCTCTCGCGTCCAATACCGTTCCGGCTGGAACGACTGACCTGTCCAAAGAACTCATGGATAAACTCCTGCTCAAAATGTTTGAAGCGGGCGCGATGTTCAAGAACCCCGTCATCTTCTGCGGCGGCTTCCAGAAGCAGATGCTTTCCAACATCTACGGCTATGCGCCGGAAGATCGGAACATCGGCGGCGTGAACGTCAAACAGCTCGAAACCGACTTCGCGAACATCGGCGTTATGGCTCACCGCATGATGCCCGCTGGCACTCTGCTGATTGCAGACGTTGGCGTGTGCGCTCCCGTGTTCCAGCCGGTTCCTGGCAAGGGCAACTTCTTCTATGAGGACAAACCGCAGGCTGGCGCGGCAGAGGGCGGCATGCTCTTTGGTCAGATCGGTCTCAACTACGGCCCGGCTTGGTGTCACGGCACGATCACTGGTCTCACGACCGCTTAACGCATAGGAACGAATGGCGGGGCGAAATATCCCCGCCTACTATGAAAGGATAACAACATGGCTGAAATCACTATTGACTATACGAACGTAAGAAATCCGCAAATGCGGAAGTTCCTTGAAGAAGAATTCAAGGACGTTCTCTTTGACGTTGTAGCGGGTCACGATCACGACGGTTCGAACAGCAAGACTCTTTCTGCCGCCGCTGTCGTTGCAAACGATTCCGTAACCGAGGCCAAGATTTCCGCTGGTGCGGTTACGTCTACAAAGATCGGTGACGAAGCGGTTACGACCGGCAAGCTTGCCGATGATGCCGTTACTGCCGCAAAGATTGCCGATGGTACTATTACTGTTGCGCTCATGGCGGCTAACTCCATCGATTCCGACCAGTATGTGGCCGGCTCAATTGACACGGCGCATTTTGCGGCGGGCGCGGTTGACACTACTGCTCTTGGCGCGGATTGCGTTGACGGCACGAAGATCGCGGATAACGCGGTTGATTCCGAACACATCAAAGCGGGAGCAATCGACGCGGCGCATTTCTCGGCGGGTGCTGTTAATGCGACTGCTCTTGCATCAAACGCGGTTACGACTATCAAGATTCTCGACGATAACGTGACCAACGCGAAACTGGCGAACATGCCACGCGGTACTGTCAAGGTAGGCGGCGCATCCGATGCTCCCACTGACTTGGACGCGAATAACAGCGGTTACATCCTCGTCGGTGACGGTACGGATGTTGCCTCGGTTGCCGTTTCTGGTGACGTTACGCTTGCTGCTAATGGCGCGGTGACAATCGCGGCTGATGCTGTGACAAACACGAAGCTTGCGAATATCGCGCGCGGCTCGGTCAAGGTTGGAGGCGCGGAAAACGCACCGACTGACCTGAATGCAAAGACGGACGGCTATATCCTTGTCGGTGACGGTACGGATATTGCGTCTGTTGCGGTTTCCGGCGACGTTACGCTTGCGAACACTGGCGAAGTAACAATTGCCAATGACGCTGTGAGTAATGCAAAACTGGCGAATATCGCGCGCGGGTCTATCAAGGTTGGAGGCGCGGATGACGCTCCCACTGACCTTGTGGCGAAGTCTGATGGGTACATTCTCGTTGGTGATGGCACGGACGTTAAGAGCGTCGCGGTATCTGGTGACATCGCGCTCACGAACGCGGGCGCAACTGCTATTGGTGCGGGCAAGGTCACGACTGCAATGCTCGCGGCCACGACCACGCCGAACGCCAAAGCGATTGTAGCGGCTCACGAGGCGGCTATTCCGGTAACGGGCAACGGCGATCTCCCGCTCACAATTGCGGACGCTGCCGAAACCAACACGCTTGCAGTTCCGACTTTCGCCGGACAGGAAATCTGCATCTACGCTGACACGGTCGCCGGTTCTGGCTCGCGGACTGTTACGGTTGCAAGCCCGATCAACGCGACGGGTAACAACACGATTCTCTTTGACGCGGTGAGCGAGTTTATCATTCTTCGCGGCATTAAAGCTGGCGCTACGTTCGCGTGGCGCGTGGTTGCGGTTGACGGTGCGACGCTAAGTACTGTCGGATAAGGGGGCGCTAAATGAGCCTTCCAAGAGTTACCGAACTGTTAGAACAGGAACTTGTTCAGGGCTGGACTGCCGCAAAGATTACTGCGGCGGGTGCTGAAACCAAGACCGTAAAGGCTACGGCGGGTAAGGTTGCGCGAATCCTCGTTGTTACTGGTGCAATTACAGTAACGCCCGTAAACGGATCGACCGCAGCGTGGGACGCTCTGACAAACGCCGCTGAACTAAATTTGACGGGTACGCCGATGACGTTCAGCACAAGCATCAAGCTAACATTCTCCGGCGCGGGTGACGCGTGGATTTTGTACAAGTGAGGTACTAAATGCTTTACGAGATTTGTGAACATCTGCACAACTTCTTTGACACTCGCGATGGCGAGTTCATTGACCGTACCGCCGACACGTTCACGATCTCTGACGGCGTTATTTCCCCGCTCTCCTCCTCCCTAATTGCTGGGCAGTACATCAGGATCGTTGGCTCTCTCCTCAACGATGGTATTTACCTACTGCCCAGCGATTTCACTATCTCTGAACTTTCGGACGAAACGTTCACTGGCGCGGTGTTCGGGCTGGCGATTCCAAGGGACTTAGTAACGCTCAGCACAGAAATCACCGCATACGTGGCGGCGAATCCCGCGACCGTCTACACCTCTGAATCGTTCGGCGGGTGGAGCGGAACAAAGGCAACGGGCGCGAGCGGTGCGCCGCTATCGTGGAAAACGGTGTACGGCGCACGGCTGAACCGCTGGAGGAAAATCTAATGGCGGTGCAGGATTTCGAACAATCGTTTTACCGCATGACGCTGGTCGAAACGACCGACAGTGAGGGCGGCAGAACAAAGACGTGGACGCCGGGCGCGGCGGTAAGCGTCGCGCTCTTTTGCAATCAATCTCTGGAAGCACAAAAGGCAATGGCGCAAGGCGTTAAAAGCGTTTACACGCTGAACTTCGACAAGTCGCTCACGCTGGCGTATGATGAATACCTAAAGCGCAGGAGCGACAACGCGATCTTCCGAATTACCAGCGACCCAGTAGACAACGAAACTCCGTCCGTAACGGCACTCAATCGCCGTACCGCGACAGCCGAAAGGACGGTGTTGCCGACATGAGTAAGGCGAGCGCGTTACAAGCATGGTTCAGCGGGTTCGGGCTGACGGCATACGAGGAAACGAACGTCAAGGCTTCCGCAACGCTTCCATACCTGACGTACACCTATGCAACTGGCGAGTTTGATGGCGGCGAAGTTCCTCTGGTTGTGAATCTCTGGTATCGCACCGAAAGCAACGTCATACCGAACGCCAAGGCAGAACAGATTTCAGCCGCGATTGGACGCGGCGGTGTAATGATTCCCGTAGAGGGTGGAGCAATTTGGATTAAGCGCGGATCACCGTTCTGCCAAGCGATTGCAGACCCCGACGCGAATATCCGCAGACGCTACATCAATTTGACCGCCGAATTCTTAACGGCGTAAAGGAGCAAGAACTATGAGATTTTATGATCTTCCTGTCGATTTCGTTGAGAAATTGGCGACCAACGCGGGAATTCTGCTGACCGACTTCACGCCTGCAACTGGCGCGTATTCGGCGGCAGATATCTTCGCTGCGACAACTGGTGGAATCAACGCTTCAATCGTTCCGAAATATCGGGATGAGTTTGAGGATGTTGACAACTGCCCTAAAAACAGCAAAGAAGGTAAGCGACTTGATTCTGTCGAATGCAAGTTCAGCGGGACGGCTCTAACGGTCACGACTGCAACGGTCAAGTCTTTGATTGGCGCGGCTGATATTGGAACCGTTGACACCACCAAAATTACTCCACGCGCAACGCTTGAACTTGGAGACTTTGACGATCTTTGGTATGTCTGCCCGTACAGCGATAAGACTGGCGACACAAACGGCGGTTTTATTGCTATGAAACTTGTTGATGCTCTTTCCGTGAGCGGCTTTTCCATGCAGAGCACGGACAAGGAAAAGGGACAGTTTGCGTTTGAGTACATGGGGCATTCAAGCATCTACTCGCCCGAAGAACTCCCGTTTGAAGTGTACGTCAAAGAAGGCACTTCCGAATCCGGCGACTTCCTGCTTGAATTTGCAAGCGCGGCTGGTTCCGAATTGGGCGACACGGCTCTCAGCGGCATGACGGAAACGCCGGGCGCGGGCGAAAGCTACGTCTATCAGACTGGTTACGGCTTGGTTCTTCCGTCTGCTGGTCAGATTCTTGCGGGTTCGGCGTGGACTGCGTGGAACGGCACGGACGATATAACGGCGACAACGGGCATGGATATCATCCTTGCGGTGATCCTAACAGCAACTGGCGCGGCACAGCACGCAGGAAAAACCGTCGTTGTGTCAAAGGTGGCGTAAACCATGAAACTATCCGAAATCAAGGGCGAGCGCGCCATAGAGGTCATTGCAGACCTGATTGAGCCGATTGCAAACATTGCGACGGACAAGGACTGTGCGGGTCTGTTCAGCGTCAAACCCGTAAAGGGCGAGGACAAGAACGTCACCGCGACCAGGCATCTCGTAAAAAAAGTTCCACTCCTTCTCCGCACTCACAAGCGCGACGTAATCCAGATCATTGCGACGCTGGATGGCAAGTCGGCTGACGAGATGAATATGTTTAGCATCGCGCGCGCGTTGATCGGAGTCGTTCAGGACGAGGCACTGATCGAGCTTTTTACCTCTGCGGCGCGGAGCGTGGAAGAAACGCCGCCTATCGATACCTCTGCGAAGGGGCAAGAGTAATCAACGGGCGGGTGACTGTGGAGTACATGGTTGCCCGCTTTGTTCAAGAGCGCGAGGATTTGAGCTACCGCATATATACCACGGATATGCTACGGACAATGGCAATGGGAATGAAGTACCAGTCTGTACAAAGGTATGCTGAACTTATCGACCATGCGCCGAAAGATACGCGGAGCGGTGAAGAAATCGCCGCAGACGTTATCCAGCGGTGCGGATTGAAGGTGAAACGATGAATCTCATGGATTTATTCGTCAAAGTCGCGTACGACGATAAAGACGTAGACAAGGGAATAGAAGGAACCAGTAAAAAAGGCGCGGGTTTCGCTAAGACTTTAGGCGCGGCGTTCAAGGGAACTGCGGCTGTAGTCGGCGCGATTACCTCTGCGGCAACTGCTCTTGGCGGGGCTTTTATCAAGGGCGCTATGGACGTATCTGATTACGGTTCAGAAGTCAACGACATGAGCCAAAAACTGAATATGTCCGCAACTGGTTTTCAGGAGTGGCGGTATATTCTCGGTCAGAGCGGCGTTGACATCGGCGTGTTGCAGGGCGGCATGAAAAAACTGTCTGAATCAGCTGTTGCTGGTAGTGAATCGTTTGATAAACTCGGAATCTCGCAGGAACAACTTGCAACGCTTTCAACCGAAGAATTATTTAATACCACAATCGCGCAGCTGTCCGAGATGGAGGCAGGAAACGAGCGCACCGCTCTGGCGGCTGATCTCTTTGGTAGAAGCGCGACCGAACTGCTCCCGATTCTGAACGCGGGCGCGGACGGCATTGAAGCAATGCGCAAGCAGGCAGAGGACTACGGGCTTGTAATGTCGGACGAAGCAATTGCGGCATCGGACGCTTTTGGGGATTCCGTTTCGCTCATGCAACAGACCTTAACTGGCATGAAGAACCGCATGATGGGCGAATTTCTTCCTTCGTTGACACTGGTTACCGATGGGCTTGCAAAACTGTTCACGGGCGATACAAGCGGATTAGACGGAATCAATCAGGGCATAGGGGAGTTCGTTAATAAGATTTCCGAAACGATGCCCAAAATTCTTGAAATCGGCGGTTCTATTCTTGGTGGGCTTGCGGACTCAATTATTGCTAATCTTCCTTTACTGGTTACGACTGCGTTTGATATTCTCACGGGGCTTGCTATGTATTTAATTGAGAATATGCCAATGCTTCTACAGAGCGCAATAGATATTATTACTTCACTTGCAGATGGACTTGCAGAACAGTTGCCAATTCTCATACCCGCTGTTATGTCCATGATTGAGCAGTTGATTCTCACGTTATTATTGCCTGAAAACATCACAAAGCTTATGAATGCCGCAATAGATATTATGATGGGTATTACAATGGGATTGATTAACGCTATACCCGATTTAGTCGCGGCAATACCCGAAATTCTTATCGCGCTTGTGGATGGTTTAATCACGCAAGCAAGTACAATGTTAGAAGCGGGCCCGGAAATTATCGCACAAATTGGAGCTGGCATTGAAAATGCCGCATCTGAAATTAAGGAAAAAATAAAAGGTTTTGTAAAGGACAACATTTTACAACCAATCAAGGATGCAGTCGCAGAGTTTAAGACCGCTGGGGAAAACCTTGTAAAGGGCATTTGGGATGGAATGAATAATAAACTCGAATGGCTTAAGAATAAAATAAAAGGATTTGTAAAAGATGTAACTAAAGCATTAAAGGATTTCTTTGGTATTAAAAGTCCTTCAACCGTCATGAGAGATGAAGTTGGAAAGTACTTGTCGATGGGGCTTGGAGATGGTATACTAAAGTATGCCGGATACGCTAAAAACGCGATGGCAGAGCTTATGGACGGCGTTATGGGTGAAACGTACAATCCGACTATTAGCGCGTCTGTAAACGGCTCTACGGGGCTGTACGGGGCTGCATTGGCTGGTGCTGGGTCTATGTCCGGCGTGACCATCGGTGCGGTAAACTTTAATCAGCCGTTACAGTCTACGACGCAAGCCGCGAAACTGTTCGCGAGAAAGTTGACAGGTGAATTATATGCCTGACAGAAAAGAGATACGGTTGCAGATCGGAACGAACATCATCCAAACGGGAGCGGAGTATGATTGGATATGCGCCAGTGTTCAGGGCGATGATTATATGGATGTTGACGTTGCACTAGAGGACTTGGCGGCTGGTGATGGCTCGTACGAAAAAAACGTGCGCTATGAAAAGAGATCGATTGACATTCACATAATGTCAAAGCTATATTCTGCCGCACAGATCGACGCGACGGAATTACTGTTTAAATCATATCTTGACAGTAAAGCGGCGGGTGTTCTCACGATCTACAAAAACGGCGTTGAACGCACTGGCTATGGACGGATCGAAGAAGTTAAAAAGCCGCGCGGGTTCAAGTGGAATGAAAGACCGTATGTCATCATCTCTTTCGTCATGCCGAATCCGTGGTTTTTAGGCGAACAGATAACAAACCCGTTCTATTCTTCCAGTCCGTTGTTCTCATTCCCGCTTGCGTTTCCTGTTGGCATTGGTGTTTCATCTGGTTTCGTTATTTCTGGCAACGATGTAACATTTGATGTTGCAGGGCATGACGCGCCGGGGTTTGTGCTGACATTGACGGCATCCGACGCGGTTGTCAATCCGAAAGTTATGGACAGCGACGGAAATTATGTTATGATTAAGGAGTCAATGGTGTCTGGCGATGTGGCGGTTATTTCGACCGTATCACGCGACAAATACACGACGCTAAACGGGGAGATTTGCAGGTATGATAAACTCTCGGACTTCTTTGCACTTAAAATTGGCAGCAACACTCTTACTGTGTCTGCTGATTCTGGCATCGGGAATCTTACCAAGTCACTGGCATGGCGCGAAAGGTACAGGGGATAACGTGGATATTAAACTGTACGACGCGAATTTTGAGACTACTGGCAAAGTAATCGACACGTTTTCCTCGCTGTCTTACACGGACAGATGGAATGCGGACGGCGACTTTAAATTGGTGCTACCTGTTAGCGAATATAACACGGTCAAAGACGCGAAATATCTTGCGGTCGATGGGCGCACTTTTGAGATTTCGCAGATCAACACGGCAGACACGAGCGCGAACGACGAATTGACGATTGCGGGGCACGACTTGAACGTGCTCTTAGATCGCGTTGTGATTACCGATCCCGTGCGAGTGCAGGGCAATCTTGAAACACAAATCAGAGCACTTGTGAGCGGTTATGCCATCACGGGTTGGCAGAGTGTTCCGCGATTGGTTCTCGGCTCTCTACAGGGCTATGCGAGGGCGATAGATGCAAACGCAACGCGGGGTTCGTTGGGTGCGTTCCTTTACGCCGAACTTAACAAACGCGGCTTTTCGTTTGAACTGAATTATGATCCCGCCGCCGATGAAATCACGTTCGACATCGTGCAGTCAAAAGACAGAACGGAAGATCAGACAGAGAACGCACAAGCCGTATTTAGCGCACAAAAAGAGAACCTAGAGAACATGGAATACGAGCGCAACGAAACAGAGTACTATAATTGCGCGGTGGTGTGTGACGAGGACGAAACCGCGCCGCAAACCGCAATTGTTGATTTATCGAACGGTGAAGCAAAGCGGACTATTTATATCGCCGCGTCGAACGTCTATGAGGACACGGAAAACCCGCCGCTGTATGTGATGGTGGGTGCATCTGGATATATTGCTACTTCGTCTGATGGTCAGGCGTGGACGCAACAGACAAGCGGAACAACAGAGTCCTTATGGGCTGTAGATTATCAAAACGGACGATTTATTGTATGCGGAGGCAATGGGACGATTTTAACATCGTCTGACGGAATAGTCTGGTCAATAAAATCAAGCGGGGTTTCCGTTGCGCTTGAGGGCGCTTTATACGATGACGGATTGTATATCGCAACTGGAAATAGTAGCAAAATATTAACAAGTTATGATTCCACAACTTGGACGGAGCGATTTACTGGTGGAACTAAAATAATCGATCCAACAAAGAAGCGAGACGGATTTATTGCTGTTGGAGCTGGTGGATATTATTATGTTTCTCCTGATGCAATAACATGGACACCGCACCAATTTATTGTATCGCATGGATACTTTGTTGGAACTGGAACATCTGTTGTAAACAACAATATAACAATTGCTGGATATATAAAAGATTCTGGATCATATAACATCGCATACGCACAAAGTTCCAACGATGGAGAATCGTTTTCGTTCGTAGAATACGCATCTCCTTCAAATGGAAGAATGCTTGATATGGTATATGGTCTTGGTGTATATGTTGCGGTTGGTCAGCCAAATATAATTCAATGGTCTAGTGATGGCGTAACGTGGAATACATGCACTCCGTCTGGTGGAACTCCGGATTATATCACCGTCACATTTGACGGAACGCTATTTCACGCATATAGCTATTCAACAAAGCATCATGCGTATTCTGCTGATGGAAAATCTTGGACACTTGCCACATTTACAACGACCGCAACTTCAATCGACGCAGTAATCTACGGCGCGGCACAGCGTCAATACTCGCTGTACTCCATAGGCTACAACGCGCTTCAAAATTACAAAATGGTCGAGCTTGTGAGCGGCGACTTACTCCCGACGGCGCGCCCGAAAATCGGCGTTGATTGCAACGTGGGCGACTTAGTAGACATCGTGGACAAAGAGCGCGGTATCATCGTGAGTAAGATTCTCACAGAGGCGCAGACGGTCTACGAGCGCGATAAAAACGGCATCGTGTATCCGAACTTCGGTGACGGATATATGGATTTGAAAAAGTACATCAAGAAAGAGGTGGATAAACGTGGCTAACCCGATTCAAGGATATTTTGATTCCGACGACTTCACGCTAGACGTGAACGGATTTCCAATCTGGAACAGGGCGGTGGGCAGTGAGTTCATGGCGAAGTTCGCGCATACCGTTCTTGGCGACGGTGCGGCGGCTGTAACAACAGGCGGTTTTCAAGTCGTAAAGAAAACGGGCATGATCGTAACGGTCAAGCCGTATTTCATCGCGAAGAATGGTTACATGATGTATCAGACTGCGGAAACAGATATTGAGTTCACTTCGTCCACAAGCGAACAGGTGTTCTACATTGGTGCGCGGCTCGACGTTGCGAATAATCACTTTACGGGTGATGACGTTGACGCTTACACCACGTTTGTTTCCGCGACTGATTTAGTGTCCGCCGTTCTCACAATTCCGGCAAACGCCGTTGCAATCACTGACGGCATGATTGACGATAAGCGGTACGATGCGACCTACTGCGGACAGATTGACGAGTACAGAGAGCGTTCACTTGCGCTGATTGCTGAACTTGAGGCGGCGCTTGAGACGGCTCTGGCTGGTGGTATTCCCGCACACGCAAGCACGCATGAGCCTGATGGAGATGATCCGCTCACGGGTTACGCCACAACCGATGCAAACGGCAAAGTAACCGCAAACGAGGCAAGCTCCTATATCAATGCGCAAACCGACAATTATACGCTTGTGTTGGCTGACGCGGGAAAGTTTGTAAAAATCACAAACGGATCAGCAAAAACACTAACCGTCCCTAAAAATTCGTCGGTGGCGTTTCCTGTCGGGACTGAAATTGAGGTATGTCAAGGCGGCGCGGGGCAAGTCACAATTGCGCCTGTTGATGGGGACGTAACATTACGCAACGCAGATAACGCATTGAAACTGGCTAAAAAGTATGCGGGGGCGGTTCTTAAAAAGCTTGATACCGATGAATGGCTGGTTTCGGGGTACACGGTCGCATGAGAACGAGTAGAAAAATCGGTTTTTATATTAGCGGAAAGTTTACGTCTGCTGATTTCACCTACACGGGAACCTACACATGGGTTGATGACGGCTCTGAAAACTGGCGGTTGAAATTTCTCACAAGCGGAACATTCGTGCCGCTGAAAAGCGTTGTCATCGATATGTGTGGCGTAGGCGGTGGTGGTGGTGGCGCAAACGGCGGTACTTCGTCTGGTCGTGGCGGCGGTGGCGGTGGATATACGATCAATCAATTCGGCATCACTTTGTCAGCCAATACCGCGTATCCGATTGTGATTGGTAGCGGAGGCGGCGCGAGCGTGAGCGGAGGCAATACAACTGCGTTCGGATATACCGCAAAAGGTGGCCTTGGTCAGCCATCGGCAGGCGGCGCGGGAGCGAATGGTGGGTCTGGTGGCGGCGCGAGCGGGTATGTATCGGGTGAAACTGGTAAAAGCGGCGGTACGAACGGTGGAAACGGCGGCGCAGGCGGATCATATTCTGGCGGTACTGGTCAAGGCACAACGACACGCGAGTTTGGAGAAGTCGGCNNGGCGGCGGCGGTGGTGGATATAGTACATCAACGGCGGGTGGCGCGGGTGGCGCGGGTGGCGGTGCTAACGGCGGCACTAACGGACCGGGTGCTTCTGCTTCCGCAAACACTGGCGGCGGCGGTGGTGGTGGCTCTGGCGGCGGTAAAGCTGGCGGCTCTGGCGGTTCTGGCATCGTAGTAATCAGAAATGAGAGGTAACTATGACGCAGCGCGCAGAAGTCCTCGCACTCCGCGACGGGTGGGAACGTAATGAAATAAGCTCATGCGAAGTGTGGGCTTGTGTGAATTCCGGCTACATCACGCGGCGCGAAGCCCTGTGGATTCTGCGCTGAATTTGACACAAACTACATAATGTTGTATAATCACAGTATCTTATACAACATATGGAGGGCGAATGAAGGATAGTTTTGAACTGATCCAGCACAACTTCCCTGATGCGTCAGAGATCACGATTCTACCAGTAAGCGACCTGCACTTAAAATCAATTCTCTGCAACGAAAGAGAATGGGCGAAATTCTGCGGATGGTTGCCGAAGCAGAAAAACACATACATCATCCTAAACGGGGACATGATAAACAACAACACAAGATCGAGCGTTGGGAGTCCGTTTGATGACATCATGCGCCCGCGAGATCAAAAGAAAGCACTCACGGAATATTTAGAGCCGATTAAGCACTTGATTCTTTGCGCCACGATAGGCAACCACGAAGCGCGGAGCGAGAAAGACGCGGATGATGATCCAATGTATGACGTGATGTGCAAGCTAGACCTGGAAGATATCTATCGACAGGACGGCGCGTTTCTTAAAATTGGCGTTGGTTCTGCTGATAAAGGCAACGGGCGCACGGGCGCGGAGAACACGTATCTGATCTATGTCACACACGGCGCGGGCGGTGGCGTTCTCACGGGCGCGACGGTCAACCGAAACGAGCGATTCTCTTACGTGATAGAGGGGCTTGATGCCATGATCGTCGGTCACGCGCATAAAGGCGCAATCACGAAGCCCGGGCGAATCGTTGTTGATCTTCGGACAAACACAATCACGCGCAGAAAAACCGTTGTTGTTTCGGCTGAATCATGGCAGAGTTTCGGCGGGTACGCAATGCGCAACATGCTCAACCCAAGCGGAGAGGTTGACGCTGATAACCCACAACAGCTTCTATTGTCTGGCGTTCGCGACAAACGAAATATCAAAGCGATTTGGTAACAGAAAGGCGGCTCGTATGGAATTTACACGCAATCTCAAAAAAGGAATGAGCGGGGAAGACGTGTTAGCCGTCAAAGAACGCTTAGTTACTCTTGGTTATCTGTACGCGGCAACAAAGCTCACGTTCGGTAGTGACACACTGAAAGCGGTGAAAGCATTCCAGACCGCGAACGGCTTAGAGGCTGACGGCATCGTTGGACGGCTCACGTGGGCTGCGCTGTTTGGTGCGGACGTTGATGCCCTACCAACGGTACAGGCGGTAATCGTTCCTGAGCGGTTCTCTCCGGCGGCTAGAATGGCAATCGGCGCGGCACTCGCGCAAGTTTCCGAACTGCGACGCGAGATTTGCCTCGACGCGCTACAATGGGCGGTCGAAGCGGAAGAAAAACCCGCTTCAATGATGGCGTTCTACATTCGCGGCGGGAACATGTACAACAAGGATTTATCGCTCAATGTGATGACCGAAGCGAAACTCAAAGCGTATTTTGCAAAGTCAAGCTATGCGCCTTATTACGACAACGGGCGCGATGATCTCATGATGAAAACGGCGAAACGCTCTATGTTCCAGTTGCCCGGCTGTGACTGTTCGGGCATGATCGTCGGGCTTATGCGTAAGCATAAAGTCTACGATTCTGGCTTCGATGCGAACGCGAACACGCTCGGCGCAAGTCACACTGTGCGCACGAGTAACCCGCAAGCGGGCGATTGGGCTTGCAGGAGCGGGCATATCGGGCTTTACGTTGGCGGCGGCTATGTGGTTGAAGCGGTTGGAGGTGCTTATGGCATCCAGCTTACGAAAGCGAACAACCGCCGTGTGTTCAATTTTCTGACGCGCAAGACGCAGAAGTTTAGCGCGTGGGATTACTACGGTGATCCAAAGAGGTACTAAAATGAAGCGTCTATCCGATGCGCCAAAGGGCGAATTTTCAAAGGGCGTTATCGTCCTGATTGTGGCTTTGAATGTCGTGTTTACGGCCGCGGTGCTTGTCGCTATGAAATTTGGCGTTGATGAACCGACGCTGCTCATCAACCGTTGGTTCGATTGGACAACAGTTGAAATCCTCGTGCTGTTCGGGATCAAGGCTGGCAAGATCGGAAAAGACGTTTTTACAGAGCTTTTTGACGTGCTAAAGACTAAGTACGGAAAGTGATGTTGCACGCAATCGGCGCGTGTGGTATAATGTAATCATGAAAGGCGGTGTATTATGGAAGACTTTCTCATTGAACAAGCCGTAGGAATCGCGGCGTATCTGCTCGTTACGCTGATCGGTTTACTCGGCGCGTGGCTTTCGTCGAAACTGGCAAAGAAATTAGAGCTTGCGAACATCAAGGCGGCAACCGAAAGCGTTATTTCTGCGACGCAAACAACCGTTCACGAATTGCAACAGACAACCGTTGAAAAGCTAAAAGCGGCAAGCAAAGATGGAAAACTCACAAACGACGAAATTAAGGCACTCAACTGTGCGCTCATTGAAATTACAGAATCCAAACTTGCGGATTCCGTGAAGGGGCTTCTAATTGCGGCAAAGATCGATCTTGAAACGCTTATCAAGAGTACGGCAGAATCGTATATTGACAAGATGAAAGGCTGGGAAGTGTAATGTTTGGAGCAAAAGCAAAGCGAATCGCGGAACTGGAACGCGAGCTGGAAGAAACGCGGGCAATGCGAAACACGTTCGAGTTTTCGCTCCTTCGCGCACGTAGCGGGCTAGACGAGGAAACGAATGCCTACTTTCGCGACCATCCCGTATACGTCACACCAGAACCGACAGCAGACGCGGGAACGGGAACAAAGCTGGCGAAAAAGGCAAGCAAGAAAACAAAGTAGCAACCGGCCACCATTAAAGCGATAGGAGCACACGGCGATGGCGATGACAGCGGCAGACAGGCTTGAACTACAGAAGCAATTCGTTATTCTGGATGATTACAAGCAAGACAAAGAAAACACAGAAAAACGATTGAGTGAAGTCGAGAAATGTAACGAGGCAAACAACCTCACGTTGGTTGAAATCAAAACACAACTTCGGCTCGTTCTCGGCGTTCTGTCGGCTGTCGGGATTGCGGTGTTAAGTCTGGTAATTCGCCAATTCTGGGGATAAAAAACAATTCTATCCGGCAAGGCGCACTCAATCGGGTGCGCTTTTTGTTTACTTTCGCGCTCTTTTCGTCCATGATTAGGGCGTTAACGTAAGTTTTCAATGCTCAAAAATAATTCAAAAAAGATTGCAAAAAGGTATTGACATGCTGTTTGCATGGCGTTATAATGTGTACATAAGATAAAACAAAGGAGAGAAAAACAATGAACGGAACAATGAATATCCTGTACGAGGTTGAAGGCGCGACAATGTACGAACTCGGCGGGAAATACTACGTTGAAGATGATCAGAACAAAGAAGAATACGAAACCGCAGAAGAAGCACTTGAAGAAATGAACCGACTTATTGCGGAATGGAACGCATAATAATACACACACGCCGCGCCCGTCCGGCAAAAGGCGGGCAGAAAGAGAAAGGGGAGAATCACATGTCTATCATCTACAATAGCCGGTACACGGCAGAGCAGCACAAGCGCGGCAATGAGCGCATTGTCCGCGTTGGGGGCGGGTACATCATCATGAGCGCGAGACAGTACCAAATCTGGAAGCGGCAGAAGAAGAGGTTTGTGCGCGATATCATGCGCGGTTTGGACGAACGGCGACTTGACAGAAAAGAAGCGGAAGCGCAATCGGTTATCAATAACGTGTACGCCGACTACGCGACCAACAAGCACTACCCGCGCGGCAAGAAAGCGACCGCGTGGCAGTATCAGACCTGAAACGCGCGACCGCGCTAGACCGCCGTACAGCCCCGTAGCGCGGTTTTGGTCGAAAGCGACCGATTGCACCTTTTGAACCACAGCACCGCAAACAGGCACGCTCCGAAAAGCGAGAGCTGAAAGCAAACGCGATACATCGAATAAATTATAAAATGGAGAGGAAAGAACGAAAATGAAAGAAGTTACTTTGAAATTCAGAGAGGTTGCGGTTGATGGACTGCCCGAACAGAGCATGGATTGTGCGGTTGTGTTAGACTATGAAACGGGCGCTCAACCCGGTGGGCTTCCATACTCGTCAAAGCACGGCACATTCAATTCTCATGATTGGGATTCTGTCGAGAGCGTATCTAAATACGCAATCGGAAACGTCACGTACTGGTTGCCGCTTCATGAATTTTTTGTAGCGATTAAGGGGGAGCAAAATGAAAATCTGGATTGACCGTCACGGCGAGGTTCGCTCATTTGGCATGGGGAGCATCGAGGAACAGCGCGAGGAACTTGTGCAAATCATGTCGTACCTGCAAAAGCAGATCACCACGTCCGAACGAATCGTTGACGAAGCGAATGCCAAGACGATGGGGAGGCCAAAACACGAACGAGCGCACCTCGTAGAAACCAGAGGGGCTGGCGGTGGCGCGACATGAGACGAGAGCCGCTTTTCTGGTTCGCAGCATTTTCGGTCGCGTGGTGCGCGTTCTGGCTGGTCGCGGCGGTTGTCGATCTGCACACGCACTTCATCGGGATATTTTGAACGGAGCATCGCATGAGCAATCATAAAACAATCACACTGAAAGCGTTCAAGCGGCTTAATCCCTGCTGGTTGCGCAATGGCAAAGAATCGAAGCTGGATGAAATCGCATCCCGCCGCGCGGAATGGTCTGCGCTTGATATTCTGCGCTTGCCGAATGACGAGGTTTCCGCAGAAGATCGTCTGTGGTCTGCGCGTTGGCTGATCGAGGACAAGATCATGCACGAGTTCGCGTGTCGTTGCGCAGAAGAAGCGTTGAAACACGTTAAAAACCCTAACCCGCGCTCGGTTGCGGCGATTGCGGCAAAGCGCGCTTGGTTGCGCGGGGAAATCGATGACGCGCAATTGGAGGCCGCGAGGGATGCCGCGTGGGAGGCCGCGAGGGATGCCGCGTGGGATGCCGCGTGGGAGGCCGCGAGGGAAAACCAAATCAACATTCTCATTGAACTTATCGAAAAGGAGCACGAGCATGAGCAAGTTTAAGGTCGGGGACAAGGCGCGGACGAGCAGGGAGAACGCGATACGCGGGGCGCTTGGGTTGTTTGGAATTGGTGGCGATTGGGACGAAGAAACCATTTTCACAATCGCGCAGGTGTACGAATGGGCGACGGTGGAGAGCACGTATCAGATGGCTGGTAGCAGTCTTTACTATCCAGAATCTGCCTTGGTTCGCGCGGAATCCGCTCCGCGCGAGTTCATCGTCATCCGCCGCGACGGAAACAAGACGATTGCCGAACTGCGCCACGGTCGTGAGGTGGTCAAGTCGGCAGAGGCAAGGTGCGCTCCGACAGACACGTTCGACTTTTTCAACGAGGGCGCACCGAGGGCGTTTGATCGGCTGATGGGGCGCGAAGAACCGAAGCCGCAGTGCAAGCCAGAACACAGGGATAAATGTACGTGGCGGCGCGAGAAAGACCTTTCCCCCGCTCCCGAACCGAAGTACTACGCGGGCAAGGTGGTCTGCACTGGATATTATTACGGATACGAGTGGGCTTTTCGGGATATTGTCGGAAGAATATTAATAATCGAAAACGGGAAATGCATTAACCAAGATCTCACGGGACAACGCATCGAATCGTTCGCTCCCCTGTGCTCAATATTAAATAAGGCAACGTGGATGGAGGTCAAAGACTAATGTGCACTGAGTGCGGACATATCCACGGTCACGCCGGACAATGCCCGAACAACCCCGCCGAGTACGAGCCGGAAATGGTGGTCTGCGAAATCTGCGGCGAAGAAGTGCCGGATGAGGACTGCGTGAGCGGCGTGTGTCCGGCGTGCATTGCGAAAGCGACCACGTACGAGAACGCGATGAGCTACGGAGCGGACAGAAAAACGGCAGTTGTGATTAACGGCTATCTCGCCTACGAGTTCAGCGCCGGTGATATCGCAGAAATCCTAGAGCGCGAGCTTGCACTGTGTCGATTGACAGGTTGCGCCGAATACCACGGCTACCTCACGGACGATTCCAGCGACTTCGCGGACTGGCTGAAAGCGCAGAAAAACATTGACTAGCGCATGAAAACGCGATACAATATTGACAAAGGACGGTGAGAGAATGAATGACAAAATGACATGCAAGCGCAAGCTCCGCGTTGGCACGGCAACCAGCAGAGGGCGAGAACCGATCATCTTCGGCATGCCGCTGAAGCTCATGGACTATCTCGGATGGGTTGGCGGTGAGATTGTCGAAGTCACAGCAGACGCGAACGCGGGAACGCTCACGCTGAAAGTGGTGCAGGATGGTCAAGTCTGATTGTTTCGCGTTTTTAAATGACGGTTGCAACACGGATTGCCACATTATGACCTATCTGTATTGTAGGTCTAACACGATCTGCCCGTTTTACAAGACACAGGAACGGTTTGATTCAGACCTTATGGAGCACAACGGCACAACAGACCTCGACGCGATCAAGGCGACATACGCGGCGGGACATGTGGAGAAAGGAGAGAGTAATGGCTGAAACACATTGGAAAAAACTCATAGACACAAACTATCTCGGATCGTGGAACATCACGAACGGTAGACTTGTGCTGCAAATCGCAAGCGTGAAAAAAGAGCGCATTTTCAACCAGACGAAGAACGCAGAGGAATCGTGCATCGTCGCGTATTTCACGGACGAAACCTACAAGCCGATGATCCTTAATAAGACTAACTGCAAAACGTTGCAGAAGCTAACGGGATCGCCCTACATCGAAAAGTGGGCGGTGCGCGTTGAGATCAAGACCGAAAAGGTCAAGGCGTTTGGCGAGGTTGTAGACGCACTGCGCATCAGTAAGACCGCGCCGCAAGCGGAATCGAAAACGGCGCAGACCCCTACCACTCCGCCGCCGAATACAGAACCAGAGCCACACAAATGCGAGGACTGTAGCGCAGTCGTGACCGAATTCGGCGGGTATTCCGCTCAACAGGTAGCGCTAGCTACAAAAGGCAAGTATGGGCGCGTTCTTTGTGCCACATGCGCACAAAAAGCGAAAGCAGAGCAGGAGGGCGCGAAATGAACTTGACGCATGAGAACTATTTTTCACAAGAAGCGATGCTGCACTTTATGAGCCAGTCGCAGTTCAAGCAGTTTGATGACTGCGAGGCAAAAGCGTATGCGATTCTGAACGGCGATGTCGATGACGATAAAGAGTGCTTTATTGAGGGGCGGTACTTTGAAGCGATCATCTACGGGAAACGCGCCGAGTTTGAAGCGGAACACGCGGAACAGCTAATCAGCACTCGTGGCGCATCAAAAGGCGAACCTAAAGCAAACTTCCGCGCCGTGATCGAATCGGCAGAGGCGTTCATGCGTCAACCCGCGTTTCAAGATATCGTTGCGCGGTGCGAACAACAGGTTATTCTTACAGGCGTAATTGCTGGCGTACCGTTCAAAACGAAGATTGACTTCTTCGACCGCGATACGCTTTCCGAGTGGGACGCAAAGTGTATGATGAACTTCAAAGACATTTGGAATGATCGAGAAGGACATTACGAATCATGGTTTTTCGCGCGCGGCTATCACTATCAGGCGGCAATCGAGCGTGAACTGATCCGGCAAAACTTCGGTAGCGTAGGCGTGTGCGGGTTGGTAGCGTCCACGAAAGAGCCAGAGCCGGACGTTGAGTGGCTTGTTTTTGATAACTATGTGCTAGACAACGCGCTTGAGATCGTGAAAACGTTCGCGCCAAAGTTCAACGCGATCAAGGCGGGTATCGAATCGCCGGAGCGGTGCGAGGTCTGCGACTACTGCCGGAGAACAAAGCGGTTAAGCGAACCGCGAATTATTATTGAGTATGAGTGAGGAGAAAAAAACAAAATGCACGAATGGTTTATAGAGCCAGAAGAATTTATTAAAAGGATTGACGCTAAAGAAAAGATTGACGAACGCAATCTGCTTGAATATGCGTATGGCGTGTTGAAGTTTACACGGGAGAAAACCGAAGATGGTCACAAACGATTGAAAGCGTTGTTAATATCGCGGGGCGATATTTCAAAATCAAATACGAACGCGGTTTAACAGAAATCCAAGAGAACGAGTGCTATAATCAACCCATCGAAGTTGTGAAAAAAGAATGGGACGAAGTGATTCCAGAACATACGGTTCACCGCATTGATTATGAACCGATTGAGGTTAACACATGAACCACATTACATTAATCGGAAATCTCACGCATGATCCCGAAGTGCGCTCTACGCCGAACGGTGTCACGGTCACTTCATTTACAATCGCCGTAAATCGAAAGTTTGCAAGCGCGAACGGTGAGAAACCTACAGACTTTTTCAAAATTTCGGCGTGGAGATCGCTTGGTGAAGTATGCGCTCGTCACTTGGCAAAGGGTCGAAAAGTAGCGGTCATCGGTGAACTACAAGCGCGAACCTACGAAGCCAAGGATGGAACAACGCGCATGTCACTTGACGTTCAAGCGAATGAAGTTGAATTTCTCAGCCCGAAGCAGGACGCGCACGACGAGCCTAAAGAGGAAGTTGACGCGAGCGGGTTCACGGAGATTACGAGCGACATGATCACATTTTAATCGAATAGCGTAGCGGACGGAGAGCCGCGTTAGAAATGGCGCGGCTTTTCTCTTGACTTGTGATAACATATGCAGTATAATGATATCAAGCCGAAAGGGGGGTTTGTATGCTTACGGTTAAAGAGTTTGCGGAAAAGTTCCATATCACGAAGATGACCGCATATCGTTGGATTAAAAAAGGGCGCGTGCGGGTTGTTAAGATCGGAAAGACAATCAGAATCGAACAATCTGAGGTTGATCGAATGAGGCGTGGTGAAGTAAATGAGCAAGCCTGAGTTTGACCGAAAATGCACGATTATAAAAAGCACAGTCAATCTGCGCGATGCGGTCAAGAAATATGGGTTTGAGCCAAATCGCGCCGGGTTTATTTGCTGTCCATTTCATCACGAAAAAACGCCGTCTTTGAAAATCTACAGCAATGGGCGCGGGTGGTTTTGTTTTGGTTGTCACGCCGGCGGCACGTTGATTGACTTCGTTTCCAAGCTTTTTGGTTTGTCGCTCACAGAGACCATCGCAAAAATCAATTTGGATTTCGATCTCGGACTGGAGGCCGCGACGTTTTCGGACAGAGTGCGGCACCGGGCGCGGTTCGACGCGTTGCAGGTTGAGCGAAAAAAGCGCGACGAAACGGAAAAACTAAGGCGGCGCGAAATCGATACGCTTTGCAGGTGCAGGCGCGGACTGATTGAAATATCCGAATTCGCCGTTGAGCATCTCGACAGGCTCATTGACAAATACGACGATCGGGAATTCACGTTAGGACATGACGTTGACGCGCACTGTCGCGCACTATACGAGAGGTGGACGAATGCAGACTGGAACGATTACGCCAGACATGATTCTGACGGACGCACTGTTTGAATCGCTTTTTGACATTGAAAACGAGGTGGAGCGGGCGCGGCAATACAACGAATTGCGCCGGCTGGCGAAAGAGAGCGGCCTCACGAAGGATTTTGAGCGCCTATATTCCGCACACAAAAAAGCGCGCGCAGACGAACAAAAGGCCGCCAAAGTTTCGCCCGCTCAGCGCCAACAGCAGAATGTCACGTGCTTTGAGTTGCCAGATTTCCCCGAACTTTTGAGCGGAATTTGGCTTTGTGATTCTACGGGCGTTCGTGCCATTTCGCCGCAAGGCGAGCTGGTAGCCTGTCTGCACGCAATTTTGCCGACGAAGCGACTTATCAACATCCAGACCGGACGCGAAAAAATGGAGATCACGTTCAACAAGGACGGTTCGTGGAAGTCGCAAATTTTCGACAAAAGCATAATTTTATCATCTCAAAAGATTGTTGGGGCAATGGCCGATTTCGGCATCCTTGTAACATCCGAAAACGCAAAACACCTCGTGCGTTATTTCTGCGACATTGAGGCCATGAACCTGCACAAGATACCCATCCAAAAGTCAACCTCGAAAATGGGATGGCTTGACGGCTATAAGACTTTTATACCATTCACCGCCGACGATTACGTTTTTGACAGCGACGCGGATTTTTCGCCGCTGTATGATTCGATTTCGACGCACGGAAAAGAAGATATTCAAATGCGCATCTTGCACGACGTGCGAAAGCGCGGAAGGTTCGAACCCATCATTACGGTTGCGGCGGCTCTTGCATCCGTTCTCGTACAGCCGTGCGGATGTTTGCCGTTCATACTTCATCTGTACGGCGAGGCGGGAAAGGGTAAGACGGTTGCGACCATGCTTGCCGCTTCCATGTGGGGAAACCCGAATGAAAACGGATATATAGCAGACCCGCGAAGCACGATAACCGCGTTTGAATCTCAGCTTGATTTTTTAAACAATCTGCCGTTCATCTGCGACGATACCGCCAAAGTAAAACAAGCCTTGACATACAACAAGAAGTTTGATTTCAGCGACTTTATCTATATGCTCTGCGGTTCGTCCGGCAAAATGCGCAGCAACGTCCGGCTCGGAATCAACCGAAAGCGGACGTGGATGAACTGTAGCATCACGAACGGTGAGCGCCCAATGACGAGCGAGACCAGCAATGGCGGCGAACTCTTGCGCGTAATCGAGGTCGAAACCGACGAAGGAAATCTATTCCGCGACAATGCCACAATTAAAGAAATCGCGGACGCGATCAGGGCGAACTATGGGTTCGTCGGCAAGCTTTTTGTTGATGCTGTTATTGCTTTGGGGATTGAGGAGGTTCGCAGGATTCACACAGAATATGTTGAAATGCTCGTTTCGGCAGACCCAACGGGAAATAAAGAGGGAAAACAAATTCAAAGCATGGCGTTAATATTTACCGCTGAGCACATTCTTTCCGAGAAGATAACGGGTGATTCTTTTGCGCTAGATCTGGCAAGGTGTTTTGATCTCATCCGAAGCAACGCGCAAATGGCAGACAGTATCCGGGCATACGATTTTATTTGCAACGAGGTTAGGATGAACGCGGCAAACCTCGGCCACGACGCTCGCGTTTGCTGGGGGTATGAGAAAGACGGATTCTGGATGCTTAATCCGAACGCGTTTTCGGAAATCGCACAGCGCGGAAATTTTGACAAGAAAATGTTTATAAAATGGGCGGTAGCGAAAGGCATTAGCAGGGTTGATTCGGACGGGCGCATTGACAAAAAGGTGAACACGTCTACAATCAAGGGGCGTTTCGTGTTCATTCAAAAACCGGAAACGAACGACTTTGTTGATGTTGAATGCGATTCGCCGTTCGATTGATCGAAAATCCTACCCATGTTTTAGCCAATGTTCCCAATTGCAAGAATGCCGGTTTTGCGCTAAGGTATGCGGTTTTTTAGCATCCTACCCAATGTTCCCATGTAAATCACCATGTACCTATATAAAAAAATTCGCGCGCTCGATAATAGTAATCATTATCGTTTGAGCGAGAGAAAAGTTCTTCCATATAGAAAACGCGTCGGAAACTTGGGAACATTGGGAACATAGTCAAAAAACCTAGACTTTATGCGGGGTTTCAGCCTTTTTGTAATTGGGTAGGCATATGGGTATGGCATGGGGACATAGATTAAAATATGGGTAGCAAACAGAAAGGAATAGTACATGATAGTAAAAATCGACAGCAGGGAGCATGCGGGAAAAAACGATCATGTGATAAACTGGTTCAGAAACAATGGAATAGAGTATATATCTAAAGTTACGCTTGATACTGGTGATTATATGGCGCACGGAAACGACACGATTACCGTTGACCGCAAGCAGTCGCTCCAAGAAGTTTACGGCAACCTCGTCCAAGGCCACGAGCGCTTCCGCGATGAATGCCTTAGGGCGCGACGGAACGGAATCAAACTCATCATCTTAGTTGAAGAGGATTGGATTCGCCAACTGTCAGAAGTCCCCATGTGGTTGAACCCGCGCCGCCGACATTGGGAGAAGATCAAGCTCGCTCACCAATGCGGAAAGAGCCTGAACGTCAAGATCACGGACAAGCCGCCGCTGACGAGCCAAGAGCTGTATGTGAGAATGCACGTGATGCAGGAGAAATACGGTATCGAGTGGCAGTTTACGTCTAAAGCCGACTGCGGGGCGCGGATCGTGGAGATATTGGGAGGCGCGGGATGACAGCAGAAACCGCCGACGCAATCGAAAAGAACACGGGCGCACTCGGAATTGAGCTGAACTGCAAGGGTCTGTTCGCATTCATCCATAAGGACGATCCGACGCGGGTAGCGATTGCGGGCGAAAAGGGAATCGTAATTCTGACAAGACAGCAAGCGGTATGCTTGGCGTTCGAACTGGTTGATATCGTTGAGGAATATTTGGAGGATAAAAAATGCTGAGCGCTGGCTTTTACAACATGGACTGCATGGACGCGATGCGCGAGTTTCCGGATAAGTTTTTCGAGTTGGCGATAATTGATGTTCCGTATGGAATAGGCGAGGACGGAAGTAAAAATCACTCTCGCAGTAAACTTGCTATTGCTAAAAATTACAAAGCGTTTGCGGGAAACGACGAGAAGTGTCCAGATCAAGAATACTTTGACGAGCTTTTCAGAATAAGCAAAAACCAGATTATCTGGGGAGCGAATCACTTTATAAGCAAGATACCGTTTGATAGTTCGTGTTGGATTGTTTGGGACAAGCAAAACAGTGGCGACTTCGCGGACTGCGAACTTGCATGGACGAGTTTCAAGAGCGCGGTTAGAAAGTTCACGTTCATGTGGAACGGAATGCTACAGGGCAACATGAAGTGCAAAGAAGAACGCATTCACATGTGTCAAAAACCTATCGCGCTGTATGAATATCTTTTAACCAACTACGCCCATCGCGGCGACAAGATTCTCGATACGCACGTTGGTAGCGCGTCAAGCCTTATAGCGTGTCACAGGATGGGTTTTGAGTACTGGGGCTTTGAATTGGACGGTGACTACTTCCGCGCCGCGTCCGAACGACTGGAAAAAGAAAAGGCAATGCCGCCGTTATTCGAACCGCAGGAAATCTACAAGCAGATCTACAAGCAGGAGGGATTGACGTTTGACGAGTGACGGACGCAAGGTCGCATACATCATCGGCGCAATATCATCAGACCCGAACTACGAAGCGAAGTTTGCGGACGCGGCGACGGTTTTAATGAATCTCGGTTTCGCTGTACTCTATCCCACACTGATCCCGCCATATCTAACCTATGAGGGGCATATGCGGTGCGACTTCGTGTTTGTTGACGAATGCGACGTGCTTGTGCCGTTGCCGGATTGGGTGGATTCGCCCGGCGCGAACGAGGAAATGAGCCGCGCAATCGAGCAAAAAAAAGAAGTAGTTTTTTACAAAAACATATTGACATACGCGCATGAACGAGGTATGATACTGGTATGACAGGAGAGGAGAATTTGCATGGTTAAGTTATTCGACGGAATCGACCGCGCGGGGCGCAGGACAAGGAAGGAGATAAGGATGAATGAACCCATAACGTCCGAACAGGCAAAGAGATTGCTACAAGCCATATTTGCCGAGGAAGATACTGACGAGGACAACTACCCCGAAACCATAACCGACAAGGTAGGTTATGCGGAGTGCGTCCTCACCCACAGTTTGGAGTACATAGGCAAGGCGTTACATCGATTGGGCCGCTTGAACCGGCTACTGCTTGTGGCCGGGGAACATGACGGCGGACTGCCCGACATTATCACAAACAACGAGTTGAGAATGGCGTTGGAGCCGCTGCTGAGGGTGCGTGAGGATATAAATGAAATCACAGACTATCTGCTGGAATCGTATCGGGAGACGAAGCCCGAAGATAAGGGGAGGTAGAGCCATGAGCAGCACGCAGAAGATGCAAGAAATAACCGACATGTACCCGCTTAACCTTGCCAGAGCTATCTTTTACTGTGAGGACACGGCTCGAAGTGCGTACATACCCGGCATCTCGGCAGCCGTTGCCACGCTGTCAGAACGGGAACAAGGCGTGCTTGCGTGCCGCTTCCAGCGGAAGCTGACGCTAGAGCAGACGGCGAAAGAATACTGCGTGACGCGGGAGCGCATCAGGCAGATAGAAGCAAAGGCGCTCCGAAAGCTCCGACACCCCATAAAAGCGAGCATGATGAAAGCCGTTCCGCTGACAGAACTACAGGCGCATGTGTCCGAACATCAACGGCTCCTTGACGAGTATGCGTGGCTGAAAAAAGCGTTTGAAGCGTTCGCGCAAAAGAAAGCCGAACCGGGCGTAATAATTCCGATGGCTGAATACGCGTCGCGCCTAGAGATGCCGATTGAACATCTGGATTTAAGCGTAAGATCGTACAATTGCCTACAAAGAGCCGGGAAGAACACTGTCGGGGATGTTGCGGAAATGACAGTGAACGAGCTGTCCAAAGTCAGAAACTTAGGGCGCAAAAGTATGGAGGAAGTTATGCAAAAACTGAGGGAGCTTGGAGTGCCGCCGCTGAAAGGAAGCGTGACGGATGAATAACACGTTTTTGTGGCGGGAGAGCCGAGGGTGCAATATGGAGTATGGGTTTGCTAAGGCGAAAGGGATTCCGATTAAGTTTATTGGCGGAGGTGATTGAATGAAACCGATTTACACACCAAAAGGCGCGGCGAAAGAGTACGGCGATTATGCGCTGAACATTTACACAGGATGCCCGCACCGTTGCTATTATTGCTTTGCGCCGTCTGTACTGCGCCGCGATAGAGAAGTGTTTCATAACCATGTTGAGCCGCGAGAAGGCATTGTGGACGCTACACGGAAACAGCTTGAAGCAGAGAACATTACAGGTAAGCTAATTCACCTGTGCTTTACTTGCGACCCGTACCCGATTGGGCTAGACAGCATCGTAACCCGCGAGATAATCAAGCTACTGAAAGCATCGGGAAACCATGTTCAAATCCTCACGAAGAACGGCATAACAGCGCAAAGGGATTTCGACCTACTGGATGGGAACGACTGGTTTGGCGTTACCTACGCGGGGTACAAAACAAACCCAGTTGTGCCGCCAACAGAAGAACCGAATGCAGGGTGGCCGATTGACCGTTTTAGGGCGTTGGTGATTGCGAAGAACAAAGGCGTGCATACATGGGTGTCGTGCGAACCCGTACTTGACGCAGTAGCCATTTATCGCCTGATTGAAACCGGCGCATATATCGACCTGTTCAAAATCGGAAAGCTAAATTATCATCCGTCAAATATCAACTGGGCGGATTTTGGCAGAAAAGCCGAGGCGCTTTGCAAGGAATACGGGCGCAACTACTACATCAAAGACAGCCTGCGCCGCGAAATGGAAAAACAATAACAACACATAAAGTCATAGGCAGCGCTTTAATTGCCGGCAGCCTTTATGACGAGAAAGGACTATGACGAGTGATTGAACTAAACAGGATTTACAACGAGGATTGCTTAGAGGGGATGAAAAGGATTCCCGATAAGAGCATCGATATGATTCTGTGCGATTTGCCGTATGGGACAACTGCTTGTAAATGGGATACGAT